CGCTGCCATTCAGTCCGGTAAGGGTGTTCATCCTGCCTGTTCCCCCCGCGTAATTACAGTCGAAGCAACGGCGGTGCTGAAAGTTCTTCACCGTGCCATCCTTCGCTACCAGCATGGTATTCACGCCGTATTCATCCCCGCCGATAAACGCATAACGAGGGCCATCACACTGCGGGCAGCGCTCAGATGCCTGCTGCTTGATCCACTTGGGAGGGACCTTGATAAACCCTTCCGCCCTGGCGTGCTCCACCATCGCCGCCTCGCTGGCCCCGGCAGCGGTTACGGTGTCAAGAGCGTACCCGTGCGAGGCGTAGGCTGGCTGCTGCTGAGCGTACTGCTGGGGCAGCGCAGCCTGCACGGCGGGCACCGGGGCACGCGCGGCGGGCGGGGCCGCACGCTGGCCGTTAAGAGCGCGGTCCCAGAACCCGCTCATCCAGGCACCTGCACGGGAATCGCGCCCTGCTTCAGGAAGCCGGTAGCCAGGAGATTAGAAACTATAGAGCAGCATGCCGTGCCGATCATCCGGGACTCCTGGTCGATAAAGCGCGCCCTAATTTCAGCGTTGTCAGGATCAGTGCCCACAATGGTGGTGACCATGATATCCGCAGCCAGGTTCGCGTATGCGGAAATCATTTCAAAATACGGATAGCCCAGGTTACATCGCACATCCGCTTCATGATGCTCCAGCGCAAGACCTTCTTCAGTGCCCGGAACGAACCCGAGTTCCTTCAGCAATTCCGGAACATCGGCATGCGGAAAGACATCCCAGATAATCCTGCGCCGGACCAGCGGACGCAAGTCTACCGCCTCTTCTGATTCAGCCATAAAGCATTCTCCCTTAGAATGTCCAGCGTACCACTGCTACGCCTTAGCCTCAGACCAGCGATCGACAATCTGAGCGTCAACCGTCAAGGGCACTTTAACATACTTCTGAATCCCCGGGCCGGTCATCGCGTCAACCATCAGCTCACGCACGTACTCTGCCTTACCCCGGGGAGAAACAGCTACCAGCTCATCATGCACCGTCATCGTGAGATACGCTTCGGGCACATGCTGCTGAAGCCGGTCATCGAACCTGATCATGGCCAGCTTAATCAGGTCAGCAGCCCCGCCCTGAATAAGGCTGTTGAATACCTGCCGCTCGGCTGCGGCGCGCTTCTTCTTATCCCCCGAGAGCATCGCCAGCACACGGCGCTTACGTCCGAGCAGGGTAACCACATGCGGCGGTCGGCGGCTCCTGCACTCCCCGAACACCTGACGCTTAAACGCGGGCACCTCGGGAAAGTCCCTGTCGTACTTCTTCATCAGGGCCAGTCCGTCTTTATACCCGCCGCCGATCATAGTCCCGATAAGATGCGGGCCAGCTCCGTTTACCACAGTGAAGTTCAAGGTCTTTCCCAGTGTCTGGCGCTCACCCTTAGTTACCTGATCCGGTGTCTTTCCGGTAACACCGGCTGCGGTAACAAGGTGCGGGTCGATCCCGTTATGAAATCCCTCGAACAATGCCCCGTAGCCTATCAAGTGCGCGAGAATCACCAGCTCTATCTGCCCGAGGTCACCCACGACCAGCACCTCATCGCCATCAGGATCAGGCAGCCCGTCAAGCAGGCTGGCGATAAACGTGCTACGCAGCAGCTTGCCGTCTTCCGTATCCGGGCGGGGAATGTTCTGAAGGTTCGGAGCCGCGCAGTTGTGTACACATATCCCATTGGCGATGAAATTGTGCACACCATCTACCTCCATGTCCCACACCGGCTCAACGGGGCCGGGGGAGACACTAACCACATGGTAATCAGTCGGCCCAGCGTACAGATCAGGGGCCTGGAAAGGATTCCCCGCCCCCCAATGTGGATGCAGATGACGCCTGCCACGGTGCTCTGCAATGGTCAGTGCCTCAAGGTTACTGATACTGTTATTGGCACGGTTGCAATCATGGTGATGTACGTCCGTCTTAGTACTGATCTTCTTGCCAGTCACCTGTTCGTACACCCAACGATGTTCCCGGTTCTTGCCACCACCTTTGGTGCCGTGGCTTTGTGCTACTGAATGCGGAAAGAACTTAACGTAGCCGTCATCCACGCCACGCTTTACCATCGTCATCACCCGAGGCCCATCGTCCCGATGGGGTGCGCCTGCTCGGTGCATCAGCGAGCCAGCAGGACGCCAGTCGCCATTCCTAAGCCGCACCAGATGCTCTGGTGTCGCCCGCAAAACCAGTCGGTGCCCTTCGCTGTTCTCAGCAGTGACCACAACGGTCTGCTTCATCCCCGTCTGGCCAACCCACTTAACCTGTCGAAGGACAAGCTCACGCTGCCAGTCGAAAGCATAAACCCAATCACCTGGCTGAACATCAGTAATGCGGATACCGCCCGGATCCTTCAGTAGATCGCGGGGCATCTCAATTAGAGAATCAGCAGACAGACAGCTCGTGCGTCCCGTCACCGTGGACCCCTGCTTAAACCCCGCGTGAATCCTGCCGTCGAATACCTGCGGCTCTTTCTCCTCGCCGTCACCCAGCCAGGAGACCACGTAGGTGTTCAGCAGCTTATGCGTATCGCCGTAGTCACGGAGCGCACTAGCAAGAGGATTGCGGGGAAAGCCCTCCAGCACTTCATCATCAGTGCTGTACCACTGATGGCTCTCCTCCTCCCCCGCGTCCTTTTTCTTCTGGCCGCCGTCTGTCAGCTTCCACGGCCGAAGTCCCTGCCCGCCCTCAGCCTTCGGGAGGAACAGCAGCTCCTGCTTCTGCGGGGCTGAGTTGATGTTGAAGCGCTTCCCGGCGGCCGAGTAGACACTCCCCTCCTGATCCACCAGCCGGGCGTTCAGGACGTCTCTCAGCTCTTCCAGCCTGGGCACGTCCACCGGCTGGCCCGCGAGCCTCATCGCGCAGAACGTGGGCATCAGATCCTGTTCGATCTGGTGGATGGCCTCCAGGTCATCAGCGGTAATCAGAGGACGGCACCGCGTGTAATGCAGCCAGGTATAGAGCACATCCATGTAGTTGTAGTGCGCTACCTTGTTAAAGCCAAAATTCTCAACGCACTTACCCACGTTCTCAAAGTCGTACTCGACTCCGTAAACACTTTTAGTCAATGGCTTCAGCGCATAATTCCGCCGGTTCTCATCCAGCAGCCACGGCAGCACCATCGTGTCATCAAACGGAGGCAACGGCATCTCAGGATAGTACTTAGTGATCGCCGGGATGTCATAGGTGATGCCATGAGCTACCTTTGTCATCGTCTCGCTGAAGAACAACGGCTCCAGCATCTCGAAGGCAATGTCCGGACGGAGCTGCGGCGGAGGGTCGGACCACACCGGCACCTTAGCCATGTACGGCTTGCCGGTGCTGTACATGCGCGGCTCTTTAGCCGTGCCGATTCTTTCCCCGACCGGGTGTCCCGCCGGAATGACAACAGCCAACTTGTCAGTCGCAATGCCTATCCAAGTGACCCCACACAGATGAGGCACCCCCCGGTTTGCCCCCATACTTTCAACATCAAATGCAAAAGCCTCTTGTTTCAGTACATGCTCTACAACTTCTCGAAGATGCCTTTCTGTCAGTACAATATTAGAGGAGGTCACGGTACGTCCTCCCACTAGAAACATTGCCGATCACCTGAGGAGAACAGTTAAAGCGCTGCGCTAGCTCAGCACGCTCACCAGTGCCCCAACGTTTCCCGTTGTACTGCTGACGAATAATTGCAACCTCCTCGGGCGTAAGAGACGCCTGCGGATTACGTGAACCCAAGCAATGAGGATCTACAAAGCCATTCCAGCTCGTAACAATAGAAACTAGCTGTGCACGCCTTCGCGACAAAAACCAAGGTGCCAGAGCAGCCATAATTGCATAGCTTTCAGCATTCCTCTGACTAACCCACACCCATTGATCCTTATGAAACCCTCCGCTAGCACGGGGAACTTTATAAGGGCCGTAAACACTGCCAACTCCAGCTACCGCATGCGCGCGACGAATAACATCTTCATCGGTCATCTTGATTTTAATGCGCAAAGTGTTGCGACTCTTTCGTTCCAGAGTGAGAGAACCTTCCCCTTCCACCAATCCGGCGAGCCAGGCAAGGTTCTCTCGTGTCCAATTAGAGCTGGTCACTCACTCCTCATTCATTTTCTCGACGGCCATTTCCAGGGCTTCCTGCTCTGTCTCAGCCTCCACCACGATCTCCCTGGCCTCGCTCCCGCCGCCTGCTACGGCGCGGTAATAAGGAAAGCGGTACTCGGTCACGTCTCCAGTTCGCGCTGCCTTGCCAGCAGTTCCTTGTGCGAATCGACACGGATGACATCGGTGTCGTACATCTCGCTGGCCAGGTCGTCCAGCTCAGACTCGGTGAGGGGAGCCATCTCCCAGTCGTCTTCCAGGTCACGCGCCCGCACCAGGTCAACGGTGTAGGTGAAGCCCTTCTTCTTGCCCGAGGTCTTCTTGACAACGATATACACATCGCTGTCACCCAGGCCACGGTCCTTCTCGGCCAGCTCTTCAGCACGCTCACCGAGCCGGGCAGCCGGGTCGGGACTAAGCCGCCAGTACTTGGTCTCCGGGATCAGCTCATCGTCCTTGCCGAAGACATTCAGGTCCACGACGTTAAGATATGAGAAAGGCTTAGGCGTGTCGCTGACCGCGCACAGCGGGCATTCCTTGGTCTCCTCGCATGACCAGGACTTCCGGCCGTCCAGCTCCCAGATAAAGTGCTCGAAGGCAGTCTCGAAAGGCTCGTCCTCCAGCGGCTTGAGAAGATAGCGGGTGTTCTCCTCCTCCGCCTTGAACTCGCCCTCATCACTGTACTTGCCGCTGCCAGCCTTAGCCTGTGCTTCCTTCGCGGCACCCCAGCCTTTCCGTGCTTCCCTGCGGGGGGGCGGAGCGGCCTCAGCGGCACGCTCAGACCTCGGGCGGCGGCGGGTGGTCTCTTCCTCAGCGGGAGCCTCTGACCGCCCGCCACGGCCACGCCGTGAGCTACGGGATGACCGCTCCTCCGTCACGTCTGCCTCATCATCTGCCGAAGCACGGGCGGACCTGCGCCGTGCGATTGGGTCTCGTGCCATCAGTGATTCTCCTCGCTGTTCAGCCACTCATGAATGTAACTATCGCCTTCTGGCGAATCCGGGCCGCATGCTGTCGTGAATGCTATCTTCTCCAGCACGGGATGCAAAGTGCTGCGGACCTGCTCATTCAGTGCCGCCTCAGTTACGCCCAGTGACGTATCGCCATCAGCCCCGGCGGTTACGCGGACCATCTCATAGTTGCCCATCTTTACCGTGTGAGTCACGGAAAGGGAAATAATCATGCGTCCAGTTCCTCAAATCGCAGCGCTGCCTCAGCCGCGAATTCCAGTAGCTGAGAACGCTTGCAGTTCTTTGCGTTGCGCAGCCCTGCCTTCTTGTACTCGGAGATGATTGCCAGCACCTGCTCCCGTGTGTAGATCCTGCGGCGCTTTGACTCTACCTTACCCGGCGTTCTGTATGCCTCGGGCAGGATGCCGTCACGATCCCAGGCGCGGAGCGTAGCCGTGGACTTACCGAGAAAACGGGACAGGTCACCGATAGACCAGAAGTCCACCAGCGGCCCGCCGTCTTCTACAGGCAGGCGGATATACACATCACCCAGGTCAACGCGGCTAAGGTCGGGGGCCGCCCTGTTCGACGGCTCCCCGACCTGCACCTTGGAACAAGGGTAAGTACCCTGAAGCTCCCTTGAATCAGGCATCGTCCGCCTGAAGCGGCCAGAGGGCGTACCTATCCTCGCCCTTGACCCAGAGACCGTCGAACTGCGCCTGGGTAATCCTGCCCTGCAAGAGCAGGACGGCGAAGTTGTCGTAGTCCCACACCGTTTCCCGGTGCGTGACCTGCTTGAGCAGGCCCAGCTCCGTGGCCAGTGCCTCAGCCATGTCCGGGTCGATCAGCTCGGCCCCGGGGGACCTGCGCAGCTCGAAGCCTACGTAGACCTTGCCCCCGTCAGGGACGGTGCGGCCTGCGGGGAACCGGCGCACGATGTGCCCGGTGGTCTCGTCCTCGACAACGCCGCCCTTCTCCACCCATGCCGTGATCTCAGGCTTGAGCTTCTTGCGCCGGGAGTCCGATGCCAGGGCCTGCGCCCGGTGGAAGATGAACGTCTGGGCCTTCGACATGAAGTCCCCGACCGTGCTGCGGACCTTGCGGCCTGACGTCTTGGTAACCGTAGCCATGTGTCTCACATCCCTTGCTCTAGTTGATGCCTGAAGGCTAGCACACCCCCCCGACAGTCAGCGTCCCGGCGGGATCCAGACGGGTGCCGATGGCCAGGGCGGATAGTACTGCTGCGGCCAGACAGGGAGCGCGGCGGGCAAGGACGGTCCAGGCAGCGGAACGAACTTCTCCCAGGCCGGGAACTGAGGCTGCTCGGTCAGCTCGATGTCCGTGACCTCCCAGTCGGGGTCCAGCCAGCTCATCGCGTTCGCCAGCGCATCACCCGAATTAACGCCCAGGACTATGTATTTAAACGTGACAGTAACACCATTAGCGGTAACAGTTGCCTTTACTCCATATTTCATGGCAGCATCTCCTGTAGCCCTGGTCTTCATAGCCCCGGGACCGTGTCTTCCAGGAACGCAGTCAGTGACTGCACATCGTTTTTCACATGCCCTCGCTTATCCGCGCCATGACGGTCCCGCACTGCTTTCCAGACCTTGCCCTTCCACTTTACCATGCTGAGTTTTCTCTCCTCGATCGTCCCACGGGTAATCATGTTGTGCACGTAGATCTTGGAGAACTCGCTGCTCGCCCTATCATGCCGGTGATCCACCTGGCTGTTGCGCCCGGCACTCCACGGCAGGTCGTACTTAACGAGGTGGTCGGCCATATACATGTCGCAGCCGTAGGCACCTGCATGAGAGGAGATAAACACCCGCAGCTCAGGGTCATCAGTGAACCTGGCAATAGCCTGGTCCTTTGCCCCGGCCGACATCCCCCCGTGGTACTGCACGCAGGGAATGGCCAGCTCAGCCTCGATAATATCCAGCATATTGCGCCACTGCGTGTAGATAAGCACCTTACTTTTACTATCAAAGTCCAAGATCAATTGTACTTTTCTCGTGAGTTCCGACAATTTGGCGGACTCCAAGGCGTCGTCGTAAAGACCGGCCTGCCACTTGCCATAGCAGTACCGCGAGCCTGCCTGACCCAGGGTGTCCTGGTAAAGGATGCCGGACTCAACTGGCAGGTCGGGATGGTCAAGGAACAGCTCCATTGCCTGGTGAATAGACATGACCTTACCGACAGCGGTATCCATTGCCGTTCCCCCGGCGTAATGCGCGGCCAGGTCAAAACTGACGTTCCCTCGTATCCGCTGAAGGGCCTCGTACAACTCACTGGCCATGCCAAAGTAGGGACCAGCAGTCAGCACGTCCATGTCCACATGCCAGATGTCCTCGGTAAAATCGGGAAGGTACGGCTTGACATCGGGATCAGCCCGCGCGGCCCGGAACCATGCCGGTGCCATAAGGTCATGCAGCACCGGAGTGTTCTTGTACTTAGTGACCTGGCCATCATCCCGCCGGTCAACAAAGGCGCTGTCGAATACATGCGGCTGCCCGAGCACGCTCTTGTCAACCCACTCCATGATGGAGTACAGCTCCTCGGGCCTGCCGTTCTCCATAGGCGTCCCGGTCAGGGCCAGCCTGTATTCAGGCCGCAGTGTCTTCTTGATCCTGACAGAACGCCCGGATCCAGCCCCGGCTATCTGCGTAGCCTCATCCAGGACCACCATGCCCGGGCGAATCCTCCGCACCTCGCGGACGTCATCAACGACATTCGGGTATCCGAGGATGACGTAGTCGGTATCAGATGTGATACTCGCGTACTGAGCCTCACGCTTAGCACGGGTGCCGTCGATCACCACGCACTGCGGCGCGGCGGGCAGCTCGGTAAATACCTTCTTGCGCTTCTTCATCTCGGTAGGCAGGTCGGTGAATTTGACAAGCGCGCGAGCCCACTGGAACTTCAGCGCGGGGGGCACCACCACCATGCAAAGATCTATGTCCCCGCAGCCCAGCAGCTCCTCCGCGCAGGCAATGGCAACGGGGGTGTTGTGCGTGACAATGAAACCTCGGGTGACATACAAATGATCCGGCGCGTCAACCAATATGCACACCGCGTCCTCTTCGTGAGAATACTCAATACTCTTAATGCAGCGCGCAGGAGGGTACTTTGACGGAACTATGTATTTACCCACCTTTCGGGACAGTCGGAACGGCGCCAGCTCGGGCGGCAGCTTAACGTTCACCCGCCAGGATGGTCTTCCCTGCTTACGTTCACCTTTGTAGGTGTACCAGGTCCGTCGTGAGCCACTAACACGCGCCACACCGCCAAGAGACTGCGCGAGTTCGACAACACCATCACGCAATGTGGGCAATGTGGTGCTGAATTCTGTGCCACCAGTGTGCTGGGGTGTACCGTCTGCATCCATCAGACCTTGCAACAATGCCAGGCGGTTTTCAACCGACGCACGCAAGTATTGCTCAGGGATGTTCTTGTTACCGATCACACCAAGACTGCGGAGCTGTCCTACAAGTCCGTGAATTGTGTACGCATAAGGACGCGTGTCAGTTCCGTGGTACGACACGTCGTACCCCGCAGTCGTAATTTGGTTAACAATTTCTGCATCGGCACTAGTGAAGCCCCCGCTGAGTGAAGTACCGTCCCCAAGCCACACACCAAGAACATATGGATCAACCGGAAGAGCAGACGCGGGGGAGTACTGCACAGGCTTAGCCATAGGTATCTTCCAGCGCAGATTGCCTGAACCAGCGTGTGTCAAACTATCTTCCAATTCAGCAGTGGTCTTCACAACCCACTTACCTGCTTGCCGCCCACTAACACGTTGCACAGACCACAGATGTTCAGGTCCGGCGTAAGTCCAGCTACCGTCATTCATCGTGACCTTGAGAACACGACGATCCTTCTGAGGAAACACGCCAACAACACGCACAGCAGTCCCATCACTGCCTATAACCTCGTCACCCGGCACCAATTTACCAATGGGTGTCCAGCCGCGTGGCGTAAGCACAGGCTCAGAAACAGGTTGCAACTTGCCGGTGCCCATGTCCATCGCGGCAAGCATAAGGCCGCGCCCGAGGAACTTATCGACAGCGCGGTCCTGATACGGATGCAATCTTTTAGTTATCACTCAGTGAACTATAGCCGGGCTGTTAGTCTCAGTCACTGTGAAACACCACGTCAGATCCGAAAGGCTGCCCGAACAGCAGGCGATTGATAACACGTCCGCGAAAGTACGCAGCAATGCCTTCCTCAGTCATGGCCTCATCGACGTACCGGAGAAGACCACTCACCGACCCAGCGGACGAGGGAGATGGCGTGCTCGACTCCCCAGATGATTGCACTGTCGTCCAGCTCCCCGGGATCCTTTGGCGCTGAAGCATCGAAATCGTGGAGGGCAACCGCATCGTAATTGAACGTGGCAAGCCGAGTGGCGAAGCGTGTCCCCCTGACCCGGCGCTCCACTGAAGATAGTCCCCGAACGCCCGCAAGATCGTTATCAAGAGCGAGGACCACTCGCCGTCTGCTCGACGCAAGGGCAGACAACTGCGCTTCAGACACCGCCGCTCCGAAAGTAGCGCACCCGCCCAGGAGTCCGGCAGTTCTGATGCAAGCTGCGTCAACAGGAGCCTCGGCAACGACGAGGACATCTCCAGCGCTTGCAAGACCAAAGACTGCCTCAGACTTACGGACGCTGCGGGGCCTGTTTCTCTCGTATCCTCCTGCACCCTTTTCCTGCCACCCCCGCAATTCGCCTGTGTCCGGATCCCTTATCGGGAAAATCCAGTAGTGGTGTTCCGGATCCCATAGTACACCCAGGCTGCGGCACGCCTCCAGGCTCACGCAGCGCTCGTCCAGTGCAGACTGCGGCGGGTCGGTGAACAACGCCAGGCTGGCCTCATTGAGCTGCGCCGTGGTGTCCGTGTTCCTGCCCGCTACGAGAAGCGGGCTGACGTACTCGCGGAAGCGCTCTGTGCGGACGTGCTTCATGCACCAGCGGGCGGCCTCGCCCAGGCCCATGCCGGTCAGCACCGACACCAGGCGCGGGAACTTTCCCCGCTCACCGCAGCTAAAGCAGAAGAAGACCCCGGTCCTGACGTTGACCGAGAAGTTGCCAAGGCGCTGGTCGTCGTGGAACGGGCACAGCATCTCAGCCTCATCGTCCCTCGGCCGGTACTCGATATTCAGCTCAGCCAGGGCCGACAGCACATCACCGGGCGCAGTCTTATTCACCGCTTAACTCGCTTGATGCCGCCGAAGACCTTCTCTGCCAGGTCGGGGTTGGCTTTCAGTACGAGAGGTACCAGCACTGCTTCCAACGGCTTACCAGCGACATCAGCCTCATCCAGGCAGTACCAGAAGGTGTGCTCTGCCATCTCAAAGAACACAGTGAAGCGGCCAGCACCTGATGGGTATGCGTTTCTGATTTTAATGTTGTTACTGGGCGTGTTCATATTAACTAATCCTCTCTCCTCATCGTCTCACCTTTTTGATTTTACGGATATTAGCTCTGGCCAGAAGACTACCCGAGACCGAGGTTCGGGCACCCCGGCCCCTACGGGGGGGTCCGGAAGGTGGTGCAGCGCCCGAACTACCTGAAGTTCGGGCAGAGTTAGTGTGAGTTCGGGCATCCGCCGGAACGAACCAGTGCTTGGCTTCAGTTTTCCTTGTAGACGGGGTGTTCTCGACCTTGCCTAGTTCGTGCAGCGCCTCAAGTCGTCGCCGCAACGTTGTAACATCGGGGGTAAAGCTGAATTTCTTAATATGATTAAGGATATCCAGGGTGGAGCACCCCTCGTTTTCCCTGATATATTTAAGCATTATGAATTCATAACCGCTGTCCTGGACAGGTGAGGCGTCCGCCCGAACTATCACGCACGAGCTGCTCTTCACCCCGAGAATGACGTCCTCCAGCTTCAGCTCCATGTCGTCCATCTGGCGTGCGTCCTTGCGCTTCGAGCATTTCAGCGTGATGTCTGTGTGCGGGCCGTCCTCGGTGGAGGCGATGTACTCGGCATCCACGGCGGCGAAGTTGGCCGACGATCCTCGGGTGCGGCTCTTGTCGTAGCCGGTGTGGTGGATCACCAGGACCGTGGTCTTCGACTCGTCCCGCATCCGGTAGAGCGCGTCGATAAACTTGCCCATGTCCGTGGCTGAGTTCTCCTCCAGCCCTACGGTGGACCGTGCCTGGGTGTCGATGATGACGAAGTCATACTCGTCGTCTCTCAGGAGCGCTGAGAGCCGCGCGACGTGCGGTGCATTGGCGAACTGCACCGGGGCCATCAGGAAGGTCAGCGCGCCTGATTCCAGCGCGGTATCAAAGCGCTGCTGCCATGCGCCCACGCGGGTCTTCATGCCGAATGCGCCCTCGGCCGCGATGTACAGCACCTTGCCCTGCTTAACCTCATGATCAAGCCAGGGCCTGCCGCTGGCTATGCACATCGCCCAGTCCGCCGCGATGAATGACTTGCCGGATCCGGAGAAGCCGCCGAGCACGCTGACGGTATTTACGTCCAGGATGCCCTCGATAAGCGGCTCCGGGTCGGGCAGGGTATGCAGCTCGGTGGCGTCAAGCTGAGCCGGGAAGCCGTCACCGGCTGGCAGGTTCGCCCCGCGCTCCGACCACCTGATCAGCGCTGCCGCTGCCTGCTCGTACTCGCCCCGGTCGTGCAGGTCCAGCGTCTGGTTAAGTACCTTGAACAACTCGACGGCCAGGATGTCCTTCCCGGCCTCTTCGACTAGCGCCGCCAGCGGGGTATTGTCACCCTTGACGAACTTGAATACGTCGGCGGGGAAGTTCTTGCGGAAAGCCGTGGCGGTAGGCGCCGCCTGATGCCTCTCGTAATAACCCTCGATCCACCGCCAGGCCCGGTAGTTCAGGTCGGTAACATCGGTGGTGAAGATCTCGCGGACGGCAAGAACCTTCTCGTATTCATTGTCTGCTGAGTCAATTACCTGCTGGATAAGCAGGCGGGCTATGTCAGCCAACGTCAGAATCCAAGTTGATCCACATTATTAATCAGTCTCCCCCTCGGGCCGTACATAAGCTGATGATCCGGGAACGGATCGTAGACCCTGATTATATCCGGCCGGTAAGATAGCTGCCTGCCCAGCAATTCAGGGGTGGTGGCGTATACGTTATTGACCGGCAGCTCCTGCTCTGCCAGCCACTCCTCCAGTGCCTTAGCGAATTCTTTCGGGCCGAGAAAGGTAATGATGTCGAGCTGATAAGACATATGCCAGGTTACTTTCCATACCGCAGCGGCCATCGGCTGGCTGATATGCCAGAGACGGATGGCGTCGGCGTACCTGCCCCGGTCCATGTACTTCTGGAATTGCTTATCAAGCTTCTCGTCAATAAACATCAGCGCACCTTCCGCCACCAGGGCAAGGTGGGGTACTATCTCGGCCGAGAGGTCATTGCCTTTCATGTCCTTATGGTATTCTGTCTGTACGGCGGCATCGCTTAACGCCCCCTCCTCGTAAGGCGGGCCGCTGAAGGCCCCGGGATGTAGCTTTATGCTTTTCCCCGGGGCCTTCATTTACTTCCTGGTCAGCTCACTCCACCGTCAGGTACGTCAGGTAAGCCCGGATGGTGAACTCCTTGGCCAGCCGCTCGGTGAACTCCAGGTTATCCACCTGCTTGTCCACCGCCTTGATCAGCTCAAAGATCTCCGCGTCGGGCAACTGGCAGATAGCCGTGACCAGGTCCGGCTGATTCACCCAGACATTAACCGAACTCAAGGCCAAGCTCCTCGCACTGGGCAGCGGTCAGCCAGACGACGTCGTACCCGGCCGGTGGCTTTCCGCGCCCGCGCCTCCGGTACTCGTCGTCCTTGACGTAGAACGCCTGCTCATCCTTGTGCGGGTCGGGCTGCGCCGGGGTGCCGTCACTGCGGGGGCGCCCACGGCCAGACCCGGCCGCAGGTGCCTTCGGCTCATCGAGTACCGGGGTAACGGCTATCTGAAGTCCGGCGGCCTTGGCCGCATTGAACAGGTGAATCGAGATCCGGGCGTCAACGAACGCGGCCAGCTCCGGGATCGTGACGGGGAAGCCCTTGCCCAGCCCGGGAAGATCCTTGGTTACCTCCGCCGAGACTTCATCATTAACGGCCACGCCGTTTTCCAGCGCGTCCAGGACTGCGGGACTGACAGCAGGCTGAGTACGTGCCCGGCCACGACGTCGCGGCTCTGAGGGCTCTTCTGCGGGCTTGGGCTCTTCCGGTGCGGCAGCACGCCGGGAACGACGTCCTGCGCGGGGAGCTTGCGGCTCCGGGTCGGCAGGGGTGTCTTCCGGCCCCTCGGAGAACTCCAGGTCATCCAGGCCGTCCGTCAGGTCCTTGACCGGGACGCCCAGCTCGGTTGCCAGGGTCAGCAGGTCGCGGCACTCCTGGTCGCCGTCCTCGCCCCAGAGAAGCACGAGCGTCACCTTGCCGACACTGTCATCGGCCACGGCATCGCGCAGCGCCACAGCCATGTCCGTGACCTGCTCGACAGCGTCCGGAGCGTCACTGAACTCCCCGCTGATCCAGTTCCAGACCGTCATCAGGCCCTTTTTCGACCGCCCGATCTTCTCCGGGATGACCAGGTACTCGATTTCCTGCGGGATGAAGTTGCTCAGCAGGCCATCGGTGTTGGCCTGGGTGCTGAGTCCCGGTCCTGCGAACAGGAATACCTCGGGCTTGTCTGCCATGTGGTGACCCTCCTAGAGTCTGGTTACGTCTCGTGCGAGTGTATCACCCGGCCTTAATCTGCGCTTCCAGCTCTGCCACCGTGCGCTTGTACTCTTCCAGCGCGTGCGGGCGGGGGTGCTGGCACTGCTCTTCCGTTTGCAGGTTCAGCCGTGCCTGCTTCAGCCGTGCCTGCACGCCGGGAATACGCTGCTGTGCCGGTTCAGTCTTCATTTTTTTTACTCACCTAGCTTAGGGATCCTGTTGCCGGGTCCGCGAGGGCCTGTCGCATGCACATCGGCCCGGCTGCGCTTGCGGGGAAGACGGAACTGCGGCACGTACGCCCGCCAGTCCCAGTGCTGCGGCGGGGGCAGCAGTCCCATCCACCCGGCCAGAAGGTTAATCAGGCAAGCAGCTCCTGCTGCTGCACCGGCCAGCAGAAGCGGGGGGGTGGCGTAGGTGATGATCAGCCAGGCAATGACAGCGACAACCACGGGTGACAACCGGCCTGAAAAGCCGAATGGCAGCAGCGGGGTCACGGCATTCCAGGCGAAGAACACCGCAAGGGACGTGAGCAATAGCGACAGCACTACAGCTCCCAGTCATGGTAAATAGTGTCATCCCACTCTACTGCTCTGTCCCTGGATACAGGCGCGGCTACCTCTATGTGCGTTCCATCGGGCCGGTCAGTGTCGTAAATTACATCGAAGGCTTCGTCTAGCGTTTCGGCCTCCGCCCACTCCAGCACCATCTGGTTGTCGTAATAGAGCATTACCTTGAACGGGAATTTAGGCATGCACGCAGTCTACCTCATTGCGAATAAGGGCACGCGTACAGCGGCTGAACCACGGTCAGGCCCAGCGGCGTGTGCCTGTCGAGCACGTCGTTCACCGTAGCCTGGCCCGCCACGAGGTTTTCATAATAATAGCTTCGGCACAAACCCGGTGTGCCCCCCGTCTCCCAGAGATAGTCCGGGTTGGCAAAGTTCCCGTCGAAGTACGGGCTGACGATGTCGCCCTCCTCGATCAGTACCGCATCCGTCCAGTAGGTGGGAGTAGCGGTCAGCCCGGAAGCTGCTATCAAAGCGATAGTGAGTGCGGGCGCATCATCGTTCGTCGTAAAAATAACAGACTGCTGTGTCCAGCCGGTTGCCAGGTTGCCAGTTCCGACACTCAGGCTGGCACTGGCAACTCCCGCGCAGGTCATCACCACATCAGCCGTCCCGGCGGGCACTAGTACCCAGCATGACGCTACGTAAGTGTTTCCCACGATAAGCTGGGGCACGACAATGCTCAGTCCGTTAAATCTGGCAGCGGAGACCACCTTGCAGGATGAGGCACCCGCAGATAGCAGTACGCCGTCCCACTCCCCGAAACTCGCCGGGAGTGCCACAGTGCCATCCTGAGTCAGCACAGACGATCCTAGCGCTGTCCAGCCTGCGGTGCTGACCCCGAAGCTCGGGTTGGTGCAGAAGTTCAGGCGCGTCGGCTTGACGATGACATGCAGTGCCCTGGGGGTGTCGTAGGGCGATGGTCCCGGTGAGGTATCGTCAAAGCCGTCATCACCTGTCAGCGGCATCTGCTCTACCTGTACCGACGTGACGTTCTGACTCGCACCTGCGGGAACATTGGCAAACTCCCAGCCCACAGCCATATATGCTGCTCGCTTCCAGGTGAAGCCGCCACTTGAATTGGGGTAATCAAGCGGGGGGTAAAAGATGCCCCAGACGCGGTTGTAAGCGGTCTCACCGCTTGAAGTGTTAGCATTGTTCCACCCTACGTAAGACATGGCCGGGTCAATATCTGAGGAAGGCCACAACGCGAAATCATCCAGCGCACCGACCGGATCCCCGACCACAAGCCCGGTGATCGTACCGCCAGAGGCGATGTCACCCGATGCCCCGAAGGTGAAGATCTCACCCTGGTCGATGATGGCGGCAGTGCCCTCAAGGTACATGCCGCCGGTCGCGGCAATCGCATTGAAGTACAGCAGCTCCGAGGCCGAAAGTCCGGGGGTGCCCAGCCACTGGCAGCCAAGCTTATCCCCGTCGATATACTCGCTGACCGTGGCACTCGGCTCATACTGGACCGCGTCCACCAGGAAGGTCAGATCCTGGGCGACAGTAGTTTCCAGCAGGATGTAGACAGTGCTCTCAGCGGTTACTGCCAGCCCGGGAAATTCTATGCGCTGCCATCCGGGGTTAATAGAGACCACCTGGCTGGCCAGGATGACACCGCCGGGGTTAGACACCGCACTGATAATCACGCTGCCGGATTCCCCGGTGATATTAAGGCTCAGGCTTGCCGGTCCCGAAGAGGCAAACGGCACGCATTCAGGCCCGTAGAAGCCCTCACTGGCGATCAGTCCGTCAGTGACAACCTGCATAGAGTACTGCCCGGCCACGGCGTCAATGGACGTCTGCGTGATAGTCGTCCCGGGCAGGGGAGTCCACCCCAGGAGATCTATCTCGAAACTCGGGTTGGGGCAGAGATTCTGGATAACCGGCGGGCTCATCAGGTGGGCTCGTGCACTATACCGTGTCTTGTGGCTGTGTCGTTGAACGCATCAGTCACGCTAGCCACCTGATTATTTCCGTTGCGGTAGACGGTAATGGAAGAACCATTCAAGACTACCTGCAACCTGTCGTTAGGAGCACATGGAGTAGAGTACGTGGCCACTGTCGTCCACACTCCGGACACCTTTTTCCGCAACGTTGCGGATCCAGCCCGCCAGTAATCCGTGTCATCAGAATACCGGAAGACCAGCCCGTGGCTGTTTCCCGCCAGCGGGGGTGCGCGAAAGGTGATGCCGAGGTTCGTATTGGCCGGGCCGGTGACCAGGGCGAGCGAGCGAGCAGAAGGATTAGCAGGCCAGACACTGCCCCCCTCGAAGCCGCCGACAGTAAAGCCGCCGTCAGGAACATTCCAGACCGACTGCTCATCATCGGTCGTGCGACCTGCCAGTGAGCTGGAAACAGAATAGACCGTGCCCCCGCCTCCCGGCCAGGAGTAGGTAAACGGCGAGGTCACCTCAAGGGAGTCGGAGATAACACCACCAGGCACGTTTTCCTGGTAACTGAAAGCTGACCAGGCCAGGTCCCCGTAATGCGTCTGCATAGTGCCGCCCGTGCTGGTATGCCGGGATTCCCCGCTGACCGTGACGATAGCGGTGGACGCCCCGGCAGGCACCGTTCCGGAGATAGAACTGACTCCCGTGGCCGTGGCGATAGGGTTATGGGCACTGTCGTAAAAAGATATCTGCGAAGCAGGATCAGTTGGCGTGCCAGCACCGTACCCGGGAACATTCTCGGCTACGTAATTATCCGAGAATGTGAACTCCGCTCCGGGAGTAGCCGGGAAAGAAGGCAGAGAATAAGGGCTGTCGAGAGAACTTTGAACAGTTCCTGCTGATGACAGCAAGTTCGGGCCAAGGCCGCCAGCGGGAACGGCTGCGACAGACAGGTCCACCTCTATTGTGTACGTCACGCCGCCGGTAAGCGCGATAGTTCCGGACACTGGCGAGCTGACAGGAGAAGACCAGTTATTAATAACCTGAGTGCCGCCGACGAATAGCCGCGAGGATCCCTGACTCTGGATCGTAAAAGAATACGTGCCATTACGCGGAGCTGTGATAGTCCCTATCCATGAAGCTGACCAGCCCGAAGAAGGCATGCCGGAAGCGGGGGGCGACCCTGCCCAGTTGTAATTTACTCCGGTTTCCACGTCTGTGTGCACAGGAGTGCCGGACAACGTCGTGTTAGCGTAGTAAGACGCAGTCCAGCCCGGCGCGGCAATGCCCAGGGATGAACTTCCCCCCGAGCTTCCCGAGGATATGAAAGACTGCGTGGTAAATGAGTCAAAGGCCATCAGGTTCGGGCGGGCCGTCACGCCCCCGCCCACGTTAGGGTTGCGGGCGAACACCCGGGCAAGGAAGTTGCCTTGCTGATCAAACCATTCAACAAACGGAATTGCCTGCGCGGTGTTGTTCGTGCCGACACTCAGATCCTGAGAAAGGTAACCACTGATGCACAGCCTGATGCGCTGATCCTGACTAAGCGGAGCCCATTCATTATTCGCGGTGTTGTTGGTGTTCGGCGCGACACCTGAGGAGGCTTTCAGCGCGGTGAATGGCTGCCCGTTGTACGACACGATGTCGTTGGTAGCGTACGTGGCAGCGGGATCCCAGCTCTGGCTCGGACGCACCCAGGGAACGGGGATGCCGTCAGACACCGCGTTGATCTGGTCAACCGGCCAGGACGGGCTCAATGCCAGCCCGGCGACTACACTCATGTCATCCAGGTAAACGACATCGGTGACCAGGGACGGGCTTTCGATAAAGAAATTCAGGGACAAGTACGACGCATTCGACGGGGCAGTACCGGACACAGTAAGATTCGTCCAGGTAGCGGCGGCTAGTGTTACGACCGTGCCGAAGGCAGAATTAATCGGGGCACCATTCTGGTCGTACCACTGCATGGAGGCAAAGACCTGCTGACTCAGGGCACCGGGTGAGTAAGCGTACATTGACCCGGTAACAGCGGTACCTCCCGGCACCTCCACCCAGGGGGACAGGATGCCCGGATCAGGCCCGGCACCGCCGGACACCAGCCTTGCTGACCAGATGCCGGTATGGGCGAATGCCTGCGAGCGATCGAAGTCGCAATTCTGCTGAGTCCAGTAAGCTGGCACGAGAAAATCATCGCGGTCATTGGCGTTGCTGTCAGTCCCGCTCTCAAAAAGCAGGGGCCAGTTCCTGGGCACCCAGGATTTCCTGGTAACTGGTGCCGAGGACTTCACGGTAAAGCCGCTCTCGAAGCCGCCGTCAGGCAGCGTACCGAGATCTACGTGCCTGCGGGCCACAGAGCGAGCCCATAGTGTCTTGGCAGAGCCCTGCCGGTTGTAGAATCGAAGCGCATTCCAGGCATTGTAATTCGTCGTGGGGGCCGTAGGGTTAGGAACGCCCAGTGCCTGCGTGATAGCCGGGCCGGTAGCAGCGGGCGCTGGTATGCCATTTGCCGCAGAACTATCCAGCACTTCCCATGTGCTGGGCGCGGTAGTCTCCGGGTTTGTCAGGTCGCAGAGAAAGTCATCCTGATTCTTAACGCAGTGCCAGTTGCCGTTTGAAGATCCGTTATTCGGAGGAGAGATGCCCCGTAGTCCTTCAGTCAGGCACTGATACCAGAAGCCATCGCCTGGCCATCCAAAGCGAAAGTCAATTCCCCAGTGCGGGATCCACACGCACTCGTAGATGTGGTAGCACTTGGCAGGAGTATAGGGCAGGATGATATTCCCGAGGAATTGCGCCTGGTCATCCTCCAGCAGTATGTTCGGGCCGATCTGAACGTCTGCACTCCAGCCTGTGCGCAAGGTTATCTCATTGTTGATTCCCAGGAATGTTCCCCGCTCCTGGCTGACATGCGCCCAGTTGAGCACGGCCTTTCGCACAGCATACGCAGGAATCTCGGTACTAAAGGTAAGTCCGACCTCCGCCGCCATGTTCCACAGGTCATCCAGCGGGATGAACAGTGGGTCATTAAGGTGCTTGAACAGCACATCGTACTGCGTTCTCAGGTAATCCATCGCCCAGCCGAGAACATCAAGGAATTTTTGCAGGTACACATTCCCGGCTGCATCGGTAGTCAGCTCCCCGCCAGTTGCCGGGATGGTCTTCATGCACTGAGGAATAAGATCCAGCATCTGAGCAGAGGAACTGAAGTTCTTAACTGCCAGGCAGGCAGCAAGCCCGGAGCGGATCCAGATATTATCCGCGATATCAACAAGCACGTAGAAAGCGTAATAGTGGTACGTCCCGGGAATGACATTCTGGTCTAGGTAAGAAGATCCCGGGTAAGTAACAGAGTCGTAGATCAGCGTGCCGTCATTCTCATTGACCGGGTAGCCGTACCGATTCGCGAGAAGGCGGAAGCGGAACATAATCCCGGAAGGCTGCTTCCAGCTAACCCTGATGCTCCCGTAGTCAATGGAGGCGGCGGACATAGGTGCGACAAGGTACGCAGGCGGAAGGGACAATCCGTACGTGTCTGTGCCATAGGTAAAGTTGAGATGCCGTAAACCGTCATCTCCTACATCACCTCCTCTGTCCGTACACCTGGTACACTAAGTGTATGGACACTTCTTGGCGAGAAGAACTCGCATGGGCGGCTGGCTTCTTCGATGGTGAAGGTAGCACTGGGTTTAACGATCCCATTCGTAAGTACGGACGCATGTCTATTCATCAGGTAGACAGGCGTTCGTTGTTCAGATTCCGGGCGGCTGTACTTGACCGAGGAACCATTCGCGGCCCTTATGATAAGGATACCGGACAACCTATTTCGCTCTGGGAGTGCACTACTTTTCAAACCGTGCAAGCTGTTCTTGCTATGCTTTGGCCTTTTTTGGGTGAAGCTAAAAAGGAACAAGCTAAGCCCGTGCTGTACACGATGAACTTCAGCCCGCCTCGCCAGGAGTTTGCTGATGATCGAACGTACGTGATGAATGGTAGAACATGTCGTCAGGCTTACGAGTTTTGCAAGAACGGCAAAGGGCCGCATCGTAAAACACCCGCCAACACCACCAAATGGGGGCAGTGCCGAGAGTGCATGCGGATATTCGATCGCGCTCGGCGTCCTCCGGGGAGTAAGCGCTGACTCGGATATTCCGTAAACTGTCATAAATTAGCCCGCCTGCGTGCCGTCTGGAACCACTCGTCCGAAGGAAAGCTTGAAGTCCAGGTTGAAGCAGCGGTGCGGAGTGTGCGAGCAGCCATTCTCCGAGAGTACCCGGAGCCGCGTGCCCTTGGTGAGCACTCCCTGCCAGTCAATGGCATTATGCCCCGGCCGGGAAAGAAACTCACCGCCCCAGAAACCACCATTGTAATTACCGGCGAAGTCCCAGTCCCAGCGGTGTTCGCGGAAGCGCAGGTTGCCGCAGTAGAAAGCACAGCGATGGTATCCGGTGCTGAACCAGTCCCAGTCCTGCCCGATACTCACGTACCACCAGCCTGTCACCGGAATGGTCACGCTGGAGCCGTCGTACAAGCTGAACGGGTCGTAATTGACGGTGTAGTTGTTCCACTGCCCGAAGAAGGTGCCCGCGCCTAGCTGGTTAGGCACGAAGATCTCGTCGTTGCCGAGAGACACAACAGGGAACTGGGTATGCGCGAGCAGATCACTAATACGAGCGCCCACAGTGTTATAGGTTACCGGAGTACCCATAATAGGATTGGGCTCCACCTGAGGCATAGGACCGAGAGTTCCCTCGATAGCACCTACCTCGGCCGCAAGCTCATTCGGGTCGGCGGCGAAGTCCACGTCAATTTCATCCTGGCGGTCAGCGCCCCAGGTAAACAGTCCCTTAGGGTAAATAGCAGCAGTCATATTAATTCAGCCCGCCAGACATGGAGAAGAAGAAATTACCTGCGCTCGGCACCTCGGTCGGGCGGAGCTGAATAGAGGCGTTCCCGGCCTGGGGAACATCCTCGCGGGTAAACACCGGAACAATGGCATACTGAACGCCGGGTACCGGAATTATCACATTGTATATGTCTGACACATTTATGAGCTGCCCGAAGCCCACGTTCGGCGGTGACAGAAACGCCTGAAGAGAGGCAGTTATGTTAGCCTGCACGACAGCCTGTGAATACGTCGGCTGAACGAAAACCTGCACAGGGTTTCCGGACGAGCCGATATCAATAAGGATGATAGAAGGATCAACCACGCTGACCGTAACGCCCGCCACAGTCTTACCTTCAAAGTAAGTAAGGATGCTATCAATAAGCGCGGGACCGGGCTGACCGTAGTTCGGGCCAAGAACGTACAGGCTTACGCTGGTATTGTGGTTCGCCACAGCCGTGGACATCAGGACCCCGGGCACATTCAGGACCAGGTCGGCAAAGTCCTCGGTGCTGACGGCCCGGTACTGAGCCCGGTACGACGCAGGCGCGTTAGCCCGGATCTGGTCATTAGTTTCCGGATCCGAACCCCCCAGCATAGCACTGGAGTCAGGCGTAACATTGTCCTCCAGCAACGGGATGGACACCCCGTCGATCGCATCCACGATAATGGCCACCGCGCCCGCCGGAAGATTCCCGGCCGAGCCGATGCCTATCCTGTACGTCGCTGAGATAGCCATGGCGAGCGGCGGGATAAGACCATTTACGCCATCCCCGAAGACAATGGTTGTCGCACCAGCCTGATCGGTCACCGACTGAAATACGGTGTCCTCAGCGCCAGAGTCAATAAGGTAGTCAACCTGAGTCCACTGTACCGGGGCGTCCCCTGTGCCCTCAACGAATATCTGCACGGTGCCGTCAATAACACCGAGCTGCGGGAGAACCAGCGCTTGCCCGGGAGTGCCATCAGACACTCCGATAGAGATGAGTGACTCTGTAACACCCTGAAGCACCAGTACCGAGGCTGAGCCGCCGTCTCCGGGCACGACAACCTGTGCCTGGGTCTCAAAGATAGCGGGCGCTCCCGTAGTCCCTGCCGCGAAGCTGGAAGCCACCTGGGTACCCTGCGGGACTGTCACAGGCGGCCCTATGGTGTCTGTAGCGAAGGTAACGGTGCCCGAGGCAGGTGACCCGTTGGCGGGGATGTACCCGAGCGTCTGGGAGATGTTTAGCAAGCTTTGACGCTGCGTAGCTGTCGGAAGGTACGCTTCCTGACTGATGCGGTCACCATAATACGAGAGAATGTCACCCATGTAGGCGAACAGCTCCACCATCATGACGCCGAAATCACCTTCAGATGAAGTGTTCCAGTCGGGGAATGCGGTGCCTGCGTAGGTGAGCATGGACTGTACAAGAGAAGTCCAGTCCTTTGACGTGTAGTCAATGGCGGTAGGAACCTGGAGCACCGGATACTGCGCGGGAATAGCATTCTGGAGCGCGCTCACGAACTCGCCCCCTCGACAACTGTGCCGCCGACTTCCACCGTGGCCGTCAGCACTGTGGGGTTAGCAGCCGGGTCAATCGAGAAATCAACTTCCACATTGGCAACACCAAGACTGTTATCAGGCTGAGGAAGGACGGCAAGAACGGTAACCGAGGGCTCCCATAGTGCCATCTGCTGCTTGACATCCTGGGTGATTTCCTTGGTAACCACCGTAGGATCGGGCTCAAACAAGTAAGAACTAAGCGGAATGCCGTAGTCCGGCTGCATCACGCGCTCACCCGGGTTGGTATCCACCAGTGCCGTAACATGCTGCATAGCCTGAACACTCGGGTCAATGACAGTCGCCACATTACCGTGCTGGTCAAGTATGAACGGCACCTGAATCTCTGTACTCATAGATGTTTCCAGAATATCATTGCGAAGGGCTGACCTTCTGAGTCGTCAAAAAGTAAACCGGCATGTTAATATCCCCGCCGACAAACATGACAAGTACGATCGTGCCTACCGGAGGGCCGGGACCTCCGCTGTCACCGGCACTGAAGCCAAGGCTTCGGCCTGCTGGCCCGGAAGGGACGTCTACAAAAGGACCGAAGTGACTGGCAGGAATCACGTCAATGTCTGTTCCCGAGTTAACCACGCTGTTGACGTCTGAAGAGTAAGTGTTGCTTCCGCCGAGCTGACCGACTACGTTAAAGCCCATCGGACGCGCCCAGTTACTATGCTGCTGCCCGAAAAGCTGAGGCACCTGAACCTTAACGCAGACATCGCGCAGCCGCACCTGGGCAATGCGCCCCAGGTACACGCCAAACCATTCCCGGGGCTTGGGCGCCCCCGTAGTACCGCTCATGCGCCCACGACTCATACGCTGCCCTCCACTACCACGTTCATGTTTGTGGATTGCCACACGCCATTGCTCAGCGTGCAGGCCACAATTTCCGGGGAGACCGGATGAATGCCCTTAATCTTCGGGTAGTACCCCGTGGTGTTCCGCATCAGCTCTACCTCTGTGACATAGGTATCCAGGGCAGGTGTCATCCAGGACAAGCGCATCTTATGCGTAGCTCCCGTAACTATCCAGTCACCTTTTTCAGCATCCAGCATATGGTACCCGGTCAGCTTGAGTGCCTTACCCGGGTACAAAAGGGACCATCCGAATACCTGGCAGCTCGCGTAAACCCAGAACTGGCTTAGTGCCTGAGCTGCGTTCATCAGCCTGCGGGCCTCTGCGTGAGAGGTAACATGCCTGTGCGTGTCATTAAAATCCACGCCAGATGCCTGATTCGTGTCTGACTTTGTCAGGAACACTTTTCCCGTACCCTGCTCTATGCCGTAGATTTGCCTGTTTACGACTTCCCCGCCCGGAATGTTGTCCCCCTGGATCTTCCTGAAATGCTGTGCGGTATCCACCTTTCCCGGGATCATGCTGATGTGATACTGCGGAACGAAGTAGCTGCTGATCCCGCTGAGAATTACTATCGGGTCGATAAAGTACATCGTCCCGCCACTCACCCAGACTTTAAAGCCAATTTTATTAGCTATCCGTTTCAGGAAAAGGAAGTCACTTTCACCAGCCTGAACCTCATACGGCAGATTCCAGGTAGTCGCGGTCACCACGCAGCGCAGCTTATGCTCGCGAGCAATTTTCTGGGCAATCCCCGAAGGAGTTATGCTTGTCCAGACCCTTGTCTTATCAGTGTTCATTGTCTTGGAGGTACCTATGCAGAAGTACGTCACCTGCAACGCGGGAAGACCATCCACCTCGGACACCAGCTCATGATGATTAATGTACCCATACCAGGTAACCAGCTTGTCCGGCATTCTGCCCCACTGTATTTCCACCGGGGAATTGTCGGGGTACATTTTAAGCAAATGCTTATTCGGATGATTGGGCGCGGCAGCGATACGCACGATAAACAGGTCATGCCTGCCCCAGTACTCTTGCAATTCAAACTCCATGGGAAGATCAAATTGCAGGACACCATTAATTTTGCAGGAATAGATAACCGGCCCGGCCGCAATGCTCATTGCGACGGCACCCGGATAATCGTTCCGGACGGAATAGAAGACCAGTCGAGTATCTCCGGATTAGCATCAGCTATCGCGTACCATTGCGTCGGGTCACCATAAAAACCATTAGCCAGGGTGTCCGGCCGGTCAGACCCCGTTACCTGGTACGACTGGTA